AGCCTGATATGGGCAACTACTATTTAGCTATTGATATGGCTGGCTTTGAAGATGCTAATAAGAGAAAGAAAAAGAGCAGGCTTGATAATACATCAATAGCCTGTGTAAAAGTAAATGAACATGGTTGGTTTGTAGATAACATTATCTATGGACGTTGGACATTTGAGGAAACAGCAAGAAAGATATTTGAAGCAGTAGACCACTATCAACCTGCTGCGGTAGGTATTGAGAAAGGTATAGCTAAGCAGGCAATCATGTCACCACTAACCGATATGATGAAACAACGACAAAAGTTTTTTCGTATAGAAGAACTAACACACGGCAACAAGAAAAAGACTGACCGTATTGTAGCTGCTTTACAAGGTCGTTTTGAACACGGAGCTATTACTATTAACGAAGGTGAATGGAATGCTGAATTTTTAGATGAGCTATTCCAATTCCCTAACCCACAAGTACATGATGACTTAATTGATTCATTAGCTTACATAGACCAACTAGCAAATGTTTCGTACTACTATGACTACGAAGAAGACACCTTTGACGTACTAGACCCAATAGCAGGATACTAATTTTATGAATCAAGACGATGATATGATACACGGCCAGACTTTAGAGTCTTGGGTAATTAACAAGTGTGACCAGTGGCGTGACCACTACGAAAGTAACTATGCAGAGATACATGATGAGTACTACCGTATCTGGCGTGGTATCTGGGACAGGTCAGACACTATGCGTGACTCTGAGCGTTCTCGCCTTATCTCTCCTGCTACGCAGCAAGCGGTAGAAAGTTCCGTTGCAGAGATTGAAGAAGCTACATTTGGTCGTGGTAAGTTCTTTGACATTAAAGATGACCTACAAGACCCTAACCCACAGGACATTGGCTTTTTACGTAATCAATTAGACGAGGACATGCACTTTGCTAAGACTCGTTCTTCGGTAGCTGAGTGTCTTATTAATGCTGCTGTATTCGGTACAGGCATTGCAGAGCTAGTCTTAGAGGAAGTAACTGAGCTACGCCCTGCAAGTCAGCCTGCTCCTGAAATGGATATGATGGCTATTGGTGTTATGAAGCAGGAACGCTTCCTAGTTAAGCTAGACCCAATCATGCCTCAGAACTTCTTGATTGACCCACTAGCTACTAACATTGATGATGCGTTGGGTGTGGCTATTGATAAGATGGTTCCGTACCATCAAGTCAAGCAGGGTATTGATAATGGTATTTACTTGGACGTAGACGTAGAGAAGGACGTATACGACCCAGAACTAGAAGATGCCAGTAAAATTACTACGTTATTTAATGATGACATGGTACGCCTAACTAAATACTACGGCCTAGTACCTACAAGCCTATTAAGTAATGTGTCTGAAGATGATGAAGTAGAAGACATTATCCCAGTGGACAAAGACCAAAGTTACACTGAAGTAATTATGGTTATTGCTAATGGTTCTACGATCCTAAAGATTGAGAACAATCCTTACATGAAGAAAGACCGACCAGTGGTTGCTTTCTCTTGGGACTTAGTACCATTTAAATTCTGGGGTCGTGGCATCTGTGAGAAGGCCTACAACAGCCAGAAAGCATTAGACACTGAGCTACGCGCACGTATTGATGCTTTAGCTCTTACAGTCCACCCTATGATGGCTGTGGACGCTTCTCGTATGCCTCGTGGTGCTAAGTTAGATATTAGACCAGGTAAGACTATTTTAACTAATGGTTCACCTGCTGAAATCTTACAACCATTTAAGTTCGGTTCGTTAGACCAAGTATCTTTTGCCCAAGCAAGCCAACTACAACAAATGGTACAGCAAGCCACTGGTGCTATTGATAGTGCTGGTATCCCTGCATCAATCAATGGTGAAGGCACAGCAGCAGGTACGTCAATGGCTCTAGGTGCAATCATTAAACGCCACAAACGTACATTGATTAACTTCCAAGAGAACTTCCTAATACCTTTCGTAGAGAAGGCAGCGTGTCGTTACATGCAGTTTGTACCAGAACTATATCCAGTTAAAGACTACAAGTTTGTAGCTTCTAGTTCTTTAGGCATTGTTGCTCGTGAGTACGAAGTAACACAACTAGTACAACTACTACAAACTATGTCTCCTGAGTCACCAATGTACCCAATGTTAATTGAATCCATTGTGGATAACATGGGCTTGGCTAACCGTGAACAGATTATTGAGCAGCTACGTCAAGCTAATCAACCTAATCCACAGGAACAGGAACTACAACAACAAGCACAACAAATGCAAATGGCTGCACAAGCTGCAACCCTTGAAAACCTACAAGCACAAACCCAAGAGATTATGTCTCGTATCCAGCAGAATCAGGTTGAAACTCAGCTACTACCAGTGGAAGAAGAAACCAGACGTATTGCTGCATTAGCTAAGAATATGCCTGCTGATGAGTTTGAAAGGATTGTTAAGTTTGCAGAGCTTGAGTTGAAAGAGTTGGACATAGATACTAAAAAAGATATTGTCCAGCTTCAAATGGCAAAACAAAAATAAAATGCTTGACAAACCATGAACAATATGGTATAATATATTAAGTATATAAATTTAACTAACTTCACCATGCAGGAGAATGAATGTTAGAACCAGGGGTAGAGCAATACTACAACAACTATTTCGAATTGTTTATGCAGGAGGGTTGGGAGCAGTTTATGACTGATGTCCAACAAGCCGTAGATACAATTCAGATACTCGCAATCCAAGATGCCAAAGAGTTACATTTAGCACAGGGCCAACTGCAAGTATTTCAAAGACTCCTTACATGGCAGGACTCCATAACTAATACTTATGAAGCTGCCTTAGAGGAAGCAAATTACACAGAGGAGTCATAATGGCATTTGTTATTAATGACTACAAGTGTATTAACGACCACGTAACAGAACATTTCACTAAATCCGTCCAAGAGCAAGTGTTATGTCCTGAATGTGGTCACACAGCAACGCGGATAATTTCTGGTACTTCTTTTAAGTTAGACCACACCTTTGCAGGTGAGTCTCTTAAATGGGCACGAAGACACGAGAAAGCCGCTAAACAACAATAATTCCACAATACTTTTATAAGTACGGAGAAATCATTAAATGGCTAAGGTAATAGACCCCCTTGATAACCAAGAACTAAATTTACAAGAAGACGAAGAACTTGTCAACCTTTTCGGTGAACAAGAACCACAAAAAGAAGAAGAACCACAAGAAGCTGCTCAAGTAGAGACAACAGCTACACAAGAACCTGAGAGTACTGTCCCTGATAAATATCAAGGTAAGTCCATTGAGGAGATTGTGCAGATGCACCAAGAGGCTGAAAAGCTGGTTGGTCGTCAAAGTTCTGAAGTTGGTGAGCTTCGTAAAATTGTAGATGACTTTATCAAGACAAAGGCAGAAGAAACCAAGCAAGAAATAAGTCCCAACAACTCAATGGACGATGAAGTAGATTTCTTTGAGAATCCAAAGGAAGCTGTCGCCAAAGCAGTTGCTGGTAGTACTGAGATGAAACAGATGCAAGAGCTACTTGCTGCACAAAAACAGCAAGAAGTCTTAGGCAAAATTTCAGCTAAACACCCTGACTACATGGAGGTCATTCAAGACCCTGCATTTGGTGAATGGGTTAAAAGTTCTACCGTACGTGTTGAGCTATTACAACGTGCTGACAATTATGATTTTAATGCAGCAGACGAACTACTAACAGTTTGGTCTGAACGCAAAGAGGTTGTAGAAAAAGCTAAGGAAGTAAATGAGCAAGACCGTAAGCAACAGCGTAAGGCTGCAACAACTGGAGGTAAAGGTTCAGGAGAACCAATCTCTCGTAAAATCTATAAACGTTCGGATATAGTCCAACTAATGATAAGTGACCCAGAACGCTATAAAGCCAATGTCGATGAATTTGACAGGGCTTATAGAGAAGGTCGCGTTAAATAATCTTAACTTATAAAGGTATATAAAAATGGCAGGTTTAGGTAATTCAAATCACGTCACACCAACCAATGTGGACGCTTTTGTCCCAGAGATTTGGTCAGACGAAATCGCAGCAGCTTACAAGTCTAATCTTGTAATTGCTAACTTAGTAAAGAAAATGAGTCATGTTGGCAAGAAAGGTGATACACTTCACATTCCTAAGCCAGTACGTGGTTCAGCTACTGCTAAGGCAGAAAACACTCAAGTAAACCTAATCGTTGGTGCTGATACAGACTTTACAGTTTCTATCGACAAGCACTACGAGTATTCACGTTTAATTGAGGACATCACTGACGTTCAAGCTCTACCATCACTACGTTCTTTCTACACAGAAGATGCAGGTTATGCTCTAGCTCGTCAGATTGATTCTGACTTAGGTAATCTAGGTAGCTCACTATCTGGTCGTTACTACATGGACGCTGGTGCTACAGGTGCGTTGACAGCTTATGCTGCTGACACAGTTCTAGCTGCTGACGTGTTCACTGATGTAGGCTTCCGTACTGCAATCCAACTACTTGATGACGCAGACGTACCTATGGACAATCGTTTCATGGTTGTTCCTCCTTCAGTTAAGAAGGACATTCTAGGTATTGACCGTTTCAACAGTTCTGACTTCGTTAATGGCCGTCCAGTAGAGAATGGTCTAATTGGCGAAATCTACGGTGTTAAAATCTATGTATCTACTAACCTACCTGAAGTCGAAAGTGCTGCTGAAAACGGTGCTAACGGTCGTGTAGTTGGTGGTATTCTAGGCCACCGTGATGCGTTCATTCTTGCAGAGCAAATGGGTGTACGTGTTCAGACACAATACAAGCAAGAGTTCTTAGGTGACTTGATGACTGCTGATACAATCTATGGAGTTGCAGAACTTCGTGATGGTGCAGCCGTACAACTGGTCTTTGCTTCTGACGCTACTCCATCAGTTGCAGCACCGTAAGACAATTTGTAAGTAATATGAGGAGAGGTGGGCAACTGCCTCTCTTTTACTAAGGAAATTATTTACATGAGTCCTAAGAACGAGATAGACCCAGTAGAGTATGGGAAGCTACTTAGCAAAGTAGAATCATTAGAAGAAAAGGTAGGCTCGATGGAGCTTGACCTAAAAGAATTATTAGAACTAGCCAATCGGTCGCGTGGCGCATTTTGGGTAGGTCTTAGTTTAGCATCGTTTATGGGTGCTTTGGCCACTATATTATTTAAACGATTTTTGGGGTAGTGCATGGCAATATATCGAGGTGATGGTGGAGCAGGTGATGCAACCACTGACATTACAATCAATGCTGTAACTGCAAAAGCTACAGAAGCCGCTACTTCCGCTACCAATGCTGCAAACTCAGCTACTAGCGCATCAACATCAGCGAGTAACGCAGCAACTTCAGCAACAAACGCAGCTAACAGTGCGACAAGCGCAGGTACATCAGCTACCAGTGCAAGCACTAGCGCGACTAATGCTAGTACATCAGCGTCAACTGCTAGTACAGCAGCAACTGATGCACAGGCCGCACAGACAGCAGCAGAGACAGCAGAAACTAATGCTGAAACTGCTGAAACTAACGCTGCTGGTTCAGCTACCACAGCCGCTTCATCTGCAACTAGTGCTGCTTCTTCGGCCACTACTGCAACAACTAAAGCTAGTGAGGCAGCCGCTTCCGCTAGTGCCGCAGCAAGCTCTGCAAGTGCTGCATCGACAAGTGCTAGTAATGCTAGTACATCAGAAACTAACGCTGCTACAAGTGAAACCAATGCTGGTAACAGTGCAACTGCTGCTGCTTCTAGCGCATCAAGTGCATCTACTTCAGCCAGCACAGCAACTACTAAGGCAAGCGAAGCATCTACTTCAGCTACTAATGCAGCTACGAGTGAGACTAATGCTGCAACGTCAGAAACTAATGCTGCCACTTCAGAAACCAATGCAGCTAGTTCTGCAAGTAGTGCATCTACATCAGCTTCTACAGCCACAACTAAGGCTAGTGAAGCGTCAACGTCTGCTACCAATGCTGCTACTTCAGCCACTAATGCTGCTACTAGTGCATCAGCAGCCAGTACGTCAGCTACAAATGCAAGTAACAGTGCTAGTGCAGCGAGTACTAGCGAGACTAATGCAGCCAGTTCAGCTACTGCTGCCGCAGCTAGTGCAGTAACTGCTGCTAGTTATACACCAAGTCAAACAGGTAATGCAGGAAAGTATTTAACTACAGATGGTAGTGTTACTTCTTGGGGTGCTGTTAGTGCAGGTGCAACAGGTGGTGGTGATGACAGGGTGTTTTGGGAAAATGACCAGACAGTAGATACTGACTATACTATTACTACAGGTCAAAATGCTATGACTGCTGGCCCAATTACTGTATCAAGTGGTATTAGTGTTACAGTCCCTTCTGGCTCAACTTGGACAATTGTATAATGGCTCTTAAATTATTTAACGACAGTGGTGTTGCTAAACTTCAAGCTAATGACGGCGAAGAAAGTATTACTGCTACAGCAAATGGTGCTGTAAAACTTTACTATGATAATGCAGAAAAGTTAGCAACTACTGCTACAGGTGTAGATGTAACTGGTGATTTAAAGTTTAACTCTGGATATGGCTCTGTTACCACTTCGTATGGTGTTAGAGCCTGGGTTAATTTTAATGCTAGTGGTACAGTATCTGTTAGAGGTAGTGGTAATGTATCTAGTGTTACAGACAATGGTGTTGGTCTTTTTACTATAAACTTTGCAACAGCTATGCCTGATGGTAATTATAGCGTTGGCTCGTGGGCTAGAAACGATACAACAACTGCTTGGAATGTTGTTGTAGGTTCTCTTACTTCTTTGGCAGCTCCTTCAACCACAGCCTTACCTATCTTTTGTCGTGATGATGGACGTGCCTCAGTAGACCCAACTTATGTAACACTTAATATAATAAGGTAAATAGTATGA